GATTCATCATCCGACAGAGCAGACGGTGCAGAGAACTCTGACTTGTCATAGTTCCGATAACCTTCAACGTTACGGATCTTGAGTTTAAAGTCAGCACCTTCCCAGAAGTCAAACGGATTAACCGGTTGCTCATCCTGGAATGCAGGTTGCATTACATCCATAATCTTATCAAAGATCTTCTTGCCAAATTTAAACAAGAAAACCTTACCCTCGTTGTCAGGATTACCTGGATCACTCACCACATAGACATTGGCGACATAGTGAAGGCGACGTTTCTGTGCACGTGCAACTTCCTTGTCGGACTCAATACCAGAGTTCCATAGGCGAGAGTTCAACTCACCAACAGGGTCGGTTTGACCAATGGAGGTCAAAGAGTTCTCAATGTACCATTGACCGGTAGGGCCTTTGAAACCATGGTCCCAATAACGAACCCAAGGTAGATCCTCACCCTCGACTGCAGGTAGGAAACGCAACACGGCGTAACCATTACCAGCCTTATCAACGGTTGGTTTCCAAATACGGGTATCTTCGTAGGATTTTTGTTCAGTGGGTGCGCCACCAACTTTTTCGGCGGCCTGAACCAGTTTAGAGATTTGATCGCGATTGCGCTTAAGATTTGCAAATGACATTGTATTTCCTTTGTATTGCTGAAATGTTACTGAAGTATATTATATCACACATTTATCATGATGTACATATTATATATCATCAAACGGAAGTGTATTTTTCTTTGGTAGGTAATTTAAATTCCTTGCCTCCACTTCCAGCTTATCTTTGATTGCGGGTGAAACAAATCGACGGACCTCTTCAAGGTCAATCATATTCTTTTCACACACATCAATGATAGCATCCATATAAGAGATCTTATTCTTCAATACGGTCTCTTCAATTAACATTGAGAACTTTTGTTTATTTAAAAATTTTTCTTCTATACTCATTTTGAAAGTACTTTTAGTAGTATTGTGTCGACATTTAACCTACCATTTGCGGCAGTTGTTTTTGTTGTGAGTTTCTTCCATTCAACATCAATTTGTTTTGGCATTTTATTTAAAACAATTTTTAGAAACTCTTCCGGTTTTCTAAGTTTTACTGACCGACTGAGACCTGTGTCAAAGTTCTTAATTGATGTACCAGAGATCTCAAACCCATTTACATCCTCAGTTACCAATTCAGTGAGTGCCCGTGTTTTGGTATTGAATGTATAGAGTCGGAATGCACCAACAATCTTAACTGGATTAATTGATGCGACTTTAAACTCGTGATCCTCTTTCTTAAATTGTACCTTGGCAATTTGTTTATCAATTGCTTTGGGTTTTTTAACTCGTGGTTGTCGTATGGCTTTTGTAGCCATCTTCAGTCGATTGAGGTCATCAACCATTTTCTTGTATTGGTCAAGACGATGTTTAATTTGTTGCCGAGTTAAATGGCTATAACCTTCAACAAGTTGTTTATCGTCCTTATTATACACTGCCTGGTATTCATACATCTTTGGCTCTACAAACGCCAATACCATTGGAATGGCGGTAGTAGGTAAAACATGAGCCTTAAATGATCCGTACATATCATATTCGGTATCGTCACCAGATTGCCACTTTTCCTCAAGGTCGTATAGATCTTCAATCACGGTCAAATCAACTTTATTCTGAAGTCGATCACGGATGCTTAATTGAATTACATTACTAGGTTTCTTTTCTTCTTCTACTTTTTGTTTTGCAATCTCTTTGCCAGATTCCAATAGTTCAACAATGAACTCATCCAGGCCCTTTTTATATGCTTCGGTAACCCAATCCATATCAAGCTTGAGTGTTATCCAATAAGCAATGGCGGCAAAATGAGTATACATTGTAAACTCATACTCTGGATTTTGTAGGATGAATGTAACATCCTTCTTAGGATAGTTTGATTTAATATAAGATTTAATTACATCACTGCACGCTTTTTTCTCAACATCCATATGAAAGTAATATTTCATGGATGCAAACGAGTCAGTGGGAACACCACCGAGTCCGGTCTTAGGGCGCTTCGGTGGTTTACGTGTTTTTGTGGCCATTACAATCTCCGATCATTTCAAGATTATAACATAATTTATACCGGATGTAAACCATTTAGATCTATTATCGTTTAGCCATTTTTAATTTTTTTGAGTTTGGAATAAGCTTTTGATCACTAAAAAGAGTTGACACATATAGTTCTTCGACCGGTCTATGGCAATCATGAACAAAAACAACCGTATCAAGATCACACAATTTATATGCAGTGTATATGCTTTGCATCCTGCCAGGATTATTATCTTTATAACCCATAGGTGAATCAACAAATATAACATCCCATTTTTTTGTTGTAACAACCAATGGAAGTTGTAATTCTAATTTTGAAGTATCACCTTGATTAAACCTATCAAGCAATGTTTTGTATTCATGTCTTTTTGTTGTATAATGAATTTGATATACGTCTGGCGCATCTATAATCCAACGAGGATCATTCTCTAAAAATAATGTAGTACCACCTTTATTACATAATCTCCAATATGGTGTATCACGGCCGGTCCCGAAAACTAAAAAGTTCTTGTCACCTAAAAAATTAGAAATATATTGGTATTCAACTCGTGTAAGTTGACCTCTATCACTAATGTCATTTAATATTTTTTCTTGTTCATTCATTATGAGTTAATTCTTTCTTTTCTTTTATAGAAGATATGTGTACCTATCTTAACTACTCGTTGGAAATGTTTTCTCCACCATGGTCTCACGTAGTTAGCATGGTAGTAAGTAGCTCCGTCGGTGATATCGATTCCAAGATGATAAAGCATGTAGGCGTCGAGTACAGACTGTAGAGATTTCTCCCAGGCCTGCCTGTCTCTTGGCCGATCTGGATTAACATCAGGTCTTCCATCACAGTACCACGAAAACTGACATTTATGCCGTATGAGTTGACCATCACGATACCGTGCTTGCTTGATAACTTTACAAGCAGTGTTAGGATAACGCTTGGACTCCATACGATTAAGTACCACGTGAGTGACTGCTATCTGACCTCTATCGTTTTGATTACGAGCTTCATGATAAACATTTTGTGCCAAACAAATCACTTCCTCCTCTGATATTGCTGGTAGTGTGATACCAGAAGTTGTCATCATTAGAGCAATGACTGTTGATGTCATCATACTTAGTTCCTTCTCATTGTGGCGTAGTCACGTGCGTCTTGGTCTTTACCAACTGGTACTAGATTCGACTTGTGCATCGTAGCTATACCGACAAAATAGTCGCCAGTGTATTTTGTAGTCTTTGCTTTAGCCGTATCACCTGAAAATGTATTACGGCTTGGGTATTGTGTTGTTTCACGGATATATGAACCATTTGGTGGAACATATACCTCTGGCGGTGATTTCTTTTTCTGAGACTTACCTGCACCGTGCTTCATTAGCCACTGCTGGTACTCTGCCTCAGCTTCCTTCCAACCAGGCTTCTTGGCCTGTTTCTTTTTCTTGGATTTATTTATAACATCACGACTCATTACAATATAACCAGCCATCACAGATACCTTTCGTGGAGGATAAACACCAAGGTTAGGATTATACCAAATAAAGTAGGGATTGTAAACACGCAAAGGAGTACAATCCCCACCATATTAGTTCCAATCGTTATCGTATCGAGTGGTATAGAAGGCCACATCGCCAGCATAGTCCCGAGCATAGCTCTTGGAATCACCCCAGTAGTGTAGGTCATCACCCAGCTCCTGTTGGTCACGTTTGGAAGGACGACCACGTCTTTTAGGTGTGGTAATTTTTACTTTATTTTCCGTCGTATTTTTCTGCTTCATCTAGAATCTCCTCAACAAGGTTAAAAGCAAAGTCTTCATCAATAGAATATTGATTCGCAATTATTTCAGCAATTTCCCAGTCATCAAGGCCGTCCATGAGTAATTCATAGACGTCCATTACGACACTGGACATTTTAGCCATAGTATCTCCAGTCATCAGGCCCAACCACGGGCTTTTTCAAAATCATAACCTCACGTGCCTCATGGCCCTCGCAAGACGCCTTGGTCTTAGCCATGATCTCGGCACTCAACTCATCTGGAGCACAGGCCTCGATCTTATACCAATTATCATCCTCAAACTTTACAGCAAGAGTGTACCAAGTTTCCTTCCCAGCCATTATACAGTCTCCTTTGCTTCCATCATTTCAGCCAAGATAAACTTGGCAACATTTAAATGTTTACGAGTTGCATCACGATAAGATTCATCACCACCTGCTATCTCTAGCAATTCTTGAGCATCTGACAAAATGCCGGAGACAACCATCTCAAG